GGTTGGACCATAACCACTGTCCGAACCGCTCGACGGCGTTGCCTTCTTGCTCCATTGCCTTGTCGTCTGTTTGCTCTACGGGCGACTGAATTCATTCACAACCTCGCGAGTGGTATCAGAAACTTTGTTGTAAATGAAATATGTGATAGCTAATGTACAAGGTATAGCTAATATAAATCCTATGCCTATACCAGCCAAGATCTGGTAATTAATTTTCGTAGTGAGGGGGGCTCTCCGGAATGGAGAGGAGGATTGATTGCAGATGTGGAGTTGTCACCTTCACACTTTGGAGTTGGGCACTAACCGTCAGCTCGTCGAAGTACCTCTCGACGACTTGTTGCAACTTCGGGTCAACTCCAAAAGATTCCCAGTAAGACATGCGACTGTTGTGGGTGATAGGTGTCTCCTGAAAGGTACGTCTACCTTGAAGTTTTTCATCTGTCCCATAAGATATAACGTTCTTGATGTATTCCTCACTTACCTTTTTGTACCCAGAGCTTCTATACAGGCATCTATAGAAGCTCTCCAAGACGGGCACCCCAGCGTTGAGCACCAATCCACATTGTCCCACAGCTGAAAGGTAATTTTTAATGTCGCTCTCGTTCAGCATACTAAGGAGGGTGGTGCTATCTTTCCCTATGCAGTCAGGTCTACGAACCATACGGTATCTGCCATTGATGCAAACGGGGCGCGATTGGCAGAATTCTAGTTTCTCTAATTCGTAGACAGGTGGTTCCGCAACCATGTTGAAGCCGTACTGTAAGAAGTGATCGTATATTCCTTCAAAGGCTTTTTCGTTTTCTCGCTCAGTTATGATTACACAATCATCTCCGTTGTTGCAGAGCTCGGCTTTTACGTTCAATGCTTTGAAATATGCATGCATCATGCCGCACATTATGAGCTTGTTCCCCATGCTTGTGTTAATGTCCCCTGACATCCTATGCCCTCTAACCTTGAAACTAAGCATTTTGTCTTCAACAAACATCTTGATGTTGTTTTCCACTTGGTGTTCAAGTGCCTCAGCGAGTTCAATGTCACCGAAAATTGAGTTGTAGATTGTGTGTTCCCACCTAAGAGCCTGTTCTGACACGTGTTGGTCAAAACGGCTTGCATCAACACCAATAGCAACTGGTGCTGAGAACATGTTCCATTTTCTGGCTATGATTCGTCCTTGTGCGAAGTTGTCATAACCGGAAAGTACAGTGGGGGATCCAAACATGTCATCAATGGCATGCATGATCTTCTTTTCATTGAATTTGAGACGGGTCCCTAGAATGATGTTGTATCTCTTGGACCTAGGGCAAATAAGTCTGGGTGCTATGGGTTTGATCATCCAATGTTTTTCCTTCTTGAGGAAGGCTTGAACGTTAGCGTCTTTCTTTTGGTAAGGCTCGCGTTTTAGTGACGCAATTGCATTGAAGTACTGTGTTCTTTTACCTGCCGAATAAGACAAAGCCAACATGGCTGCTGGGTAGGTTCTGCAGTAGCCGGTGTGCTCAACCACCCCGTCAGCAAAGTATCTCATGGTCTGTTCAAATATCGACTTTGCTGGGGTGGGAGGGTAGATTGGAATGTTTCCCTTCCCCACTGTAAACACACGTCTTTCGACTGCCACCAATGCGTTGTGTAGAGAGGCGTTTGGTGCTTTATATACAAGTCCTAAACTAGTCTGGGTCAAATACCTAATGTTACTACTAACTTTACGGTATCGGGCTCCGTCTGTGACGGTGATCTCCGGTAGTCCTAAGATTGAAAATGGACTTTCAAAACCGGAGGTCGTACAGAGCCCCTCTAAAAACCCTGAGAGTCGAGGACGGCCACTCTCTCTCGAGCGGCTCTTGCTGCAGGGCTTTGTATGACCATCTTCAATTTTATGTCTCGTTGAGTTGGGATGGGCACATGCAGCATCGCACATTGCTTGAGGTATGTCTTGGATGCAATGTCGAATTTGAACTTCTCCCCAAGGTTCTCTACATATCTTGCAATGGTTGCAAGGGAGAGTTCATCAGCTGACAGGGTTGAATTTTTGAGCTTCAGTGTCTCGACTATCCACTTCGAAGCTGCTTCCCTGCTCTCGGCGGAATTTTTAATTTTCCGCGTTTCTTCATAGACAGGTTCGAGGACCTTCTCTTCCTCGCCAGAAACCTGCCTTTTGACTTCCTTCATGAAGCCGGTTTCCTTTCTCTCAACCTCTGTAAATGCGTACAGATCTTCCACAGGGATAGGTTGAGAGAATTGTTCTTCAATTTTGGAGGCAACATGCTTGTTGTCCGCTGCCTCTTCCCGGACTTCCTTGACTTGCTTGAGTCTCGAGCGCAAGTCATTCCAACAGTTAATGAACCCACGACCTTTCTCTTTTATGTAGGTCTTTGCTGCTTGCACCTCGAACTTGTGCATTTCAGAAAGAAGTCTCTCTAACTTTTCAGTTTTGACTTCAAGTTCGGCAGTGGTGGGTTCGCATGAGAGCGGCACATAATCAGTGCCTCTTGATTTCCAGAAGTAATCAGCAAATGCCTCGCTGACCCCAGATTTGGATTTCTGGGCAACGAGGAGTTTGACCAGGCTTCTGGCCTCTTCTATCTCCTCTTCTCTCGCAGAGAACTCTTCGGCCAATTCGGCCTCAAAGTCCTCTATGTCAGACATGTGTCCGAAACACATGTTGACGAAAGCATCCTGGGCCTTAAATTGCCCTGAGATTTCCAGCAGCCATCTTTTGAAAGAGTAATAAATACTCTTCAACCTAGAGTAGCAGTGGCTGATGAAATCTTTGACAGCCTTGACAGAGGCGCCAATTAGTAGCTCGAAGAAAACCATGATCAGAATGTGAAAAGGAGAGGGTCCTGTAGCTTGTCAGGCGAAACAGGGACTGTTGTTTGCTACCTCTTCCTGAAGACAAAACAGGTGTGAGGTGTATCGTAAGCACACGACAACTTTTGTGAAGGAAG